TTCCTCCATCGTAGACATTTCCCCGGTGACCTTGTTCACCCAGTCAGGGTCAAGGATCTTAGCCAATTGTTCCGCTGTCCATCCCATCTCACCACAGATTTGTTGCACCGTCACTTCACCGCTTTGTAGCATTGCTTTAAGTTTAGAAACATATTCCTTCCAAGACATTTCTGCTATAACACCTCCGTTTTTAATAATCTCATCCAGCTCCGGCATCTCCCCGATAGCCACCACGAATGTAGGCATCCCGGAGCGATTCAGTGGGGTCCAGTCGATGGATAACGGCTTGTAATCCACTACGTTGTATTCCCCATTCACCCGCTGAAGCTTTGGGATCCCAAAAATACTCACCTGGCGGATGGTATGGGCCTTGATCCAGCGCTTCAGGTCGGCAGCAGCCTTATCGATCACCCCTCGAAAATATGCCCTTCCATTCTCCCACTTAGCACCAACCCAATGGGTGACGGGGGTAGGGAACTGGGTACCAACCTCATCCGGCTTCTGGTGGCCCAGAAAGCCAGGTAACCCTTGACTCATTACCTCCCCAATAATCTTTTGGAGAGCCTCAGGTCGATAATTCCATCCCCGCTTACTCTTACCAGCCGGGACTTCCACCACGACCTCCATCGGGGAATCATCCCCAGCCTTTATGGAGTTCAAGTCCACCCAAGGGGCAAGAGGGATATCATCCACATCCATTTCCCCACAGATGAGTGCCTGGAGAGCACACATTTCCCCGATAGATCCTATCAGGGACTCCGGCGGTTCCAGCTCCAGCTCCCGGTAATGCCTTAACAAGTGCCTGGCTGCCTGGCTTTTCTGAGCTGGGGATAAATCAGGCTCACTCCGGGCTCCTGACAAGGCCGCTGCTGCAGCGATAAGACCGGCCCGGTTCAGGACGATGCTACCGTCGTCCCGAATCTCGTGGTGAGGCCCCCAACAGTCTGCTTGAGTTAGCTCCTTATTGATGGAGGTCTTAATCGCGGCATATACCTCCTTAACAGCCGCAACAGCCCCTTCCACCCCTTCCTCCAATCCTTTCTTGAGCATAGACCAGATTCGGGACTTGTCCACGTCCCCCCAGGAAGCACTGCTCTCGGTTTTGATAACTATGAACTTTTTCAGCGCTTTTTCACCTCCTCCTCAAGGTATGTCTCAGCTTACCTCTTACCAACATATTGCCCAGTTTTTAAATCCCGGACCATGAGCTTTTGATGCCCGGAGTGGACCTCTATTCTTCTGAAAGGAGGAGGCTGCTTCACCTGAATCTTCTGGTCCTTGATTGGTTTCTCCATAAAAATACCCCTTTTCTATGGAATTACAGGTCTTCCCTTATCGCCCCGACAACTCCTGATACCACTTCTCTAACTCCGGGTCACTTTCCGGATCATCCCGCCACTTCTTCAACCGATTCAAGAACTGGTCCGGGGGTTCGTGTATCGGGACCAGGGTACAGAGGCAGTTGGGATGTGCGGGCATAGGCGGCTCTTCCCCTGGAGAATAAACCCCGGCTCCCAGCCCATACAAGTCCGCTGCAGCCAGCTCATCACAGATATCGGTTACCGGGTGGGTATTAGAAAGCACCCACTTCATCCCTTGGTAGCTGGGACTTGCCCAGGCCGCCGCTATGGTCCCCTCCCCGAAGGCTGCCGTCATCTCCGTCCTGGCCAGGCGCAGGGCCTCGTAGCACATGTCCTCAGGGATCCTGCTCCCCATTCGTTTCATCATGTTGGGGTAGTCTTTTACCAAAGTTTGTTTGCCTTCCCGGACATACCTTTGCAATATCCTGGCAACCCTTTTAGCATCCATCCCGGTGGCGACGGATGTCTGAATTACATCCCGCATGGCGCTCCGGAGGTTTACCCCCTGCTGCCAGATACGATCTGATAGAAAAAGGCCCCCCTTCGTCCTGGCCCAACAGGCTTCTACTGCCTGGCGATTCACCATGGAATAGAAGGTCTTCAAGCCAGTAATATTTACCCCAGCTCTTCCGAACACATTCAGAAGCACTGCCCGACTATACCCCACTCCAGCATCAGAAGCCTGGTAAATGTATCGCCCTAATGCGGAACTAAATTTGTTAGTGAAGGAATCAGCCTCCGCCCGCAGTATTTTCTCCAAAGTTTCTAACTGTCGTCTACGTAACTGGCCAGAAGGACCAGCAAGATCCCGCAACTCCCTGGCCACCTTGTCCGCAGCCTGTTCATAGAGTTTACGGATTTCCGGGTCTTGTAGGAGCCGAAGCTCTATGTATTTTTTCCTGGCCTCCAACGCCCATTTACGATACTCCCCAGCGGCAGCCTTGATTTGTTCAACCTCACTCGGGACTTTCGATTTCATCCCCTAATCCCCCTGCTGGGTCTGGTCTTCCAGCTCCTTGTCAATCTCCTCAAGCTGGTCCTTCAAACCTTCAGCATCCTCTAGCCTACGTCTCATAATCCAGGACTTGATTATACGCTCCCTTTCCCCAGGTAGTTCTGGATCATCAGAAGCATACTCCTGCATAGTTACAATATATTGCTGTAGCAGGTCGACAGCGGCATCAAGGCTAATTAAACCATTCAGCAAGGCAGTACTGAGGGCATTCACCAGGGTATTGATGGTCTCTGCGTATTCCTTCTCATCCCGCTCTACCACGGCATCCCACTCAATTTCCACATCATAGCTCTCAAACTTCTTACCACTTACAGTACTGTTCATGATCAAAACCATCCTGGCTAGAAGCTGCCAACTTTCCGTAACCTGTTCCCGTTTACGAGCCACCCTCCGGATGAGGAGGGGCATCTGTTCCTTGACACTGGCATGACTGGATGGGGTATGAACCCCGAACGCGAATTCAGGCACTTCCGATGTATCTACGATGCAGTAGAACAGGAACTTTAACAGGGCCTTAGCATCCCCGATGGAAGATCGGACCTCGATGAATTCCGCGTTCTCCCCTTCCTGGAATATGAGCAGCTCGTGACCAGTCAGATTGATGTTTGCTGGCTGACCCTGCCGGAACGCCTGAAGGGCCTCCGGGAAGTTGTTCTCCAGGAACTTCTCCACGTTATTCAGCAGGAACTTCAGCCTGGGGACAGAGTGCATTTTTGAACCCTGGAGGGCATGGATCATTACATCATGATACGCCTTCATGTAAGGCTCAATCGGCTCCAGTTCGCTGCATCCATACAGCTCCGATTCTTCCGGCTCGTTCTTAAAGTGGACAATCGGAATGAACCCCCACTTATTGGGGGTAGTCCCCGGCTCCAGGCCAAGCGGTAGTTCGGGAGGGATATCCCCTTCCAACTCAATAGTAATATCCTTAGCGGTGATTATCTGCGTGACTGTATACTCCCGTAAGCCTTCATCCCACGTCACCTTCCCCTTCAAGGTGTAGGAAATGGGGTTTCTTAAAAATGGGTCTACTTCAATGTCCACCACTTGCTCGGGAGGGATGAGGAGGTAGTCTATCCGGCGGTCTTCATCCGGGTAGAGGGGAGAGCTACTTTCTAAGTTTACCAGCATGACGAAGCAGTCCCCATCACGCAGCCCCAACTGATGGGTCCTTTGCATCCGACTTGTCCATCGACAAATGCATTCATCAAGGATCTCCTGGGCCTCCTCATCCTTACACCGAAAATGAGGCACCCCCATAAAACCGGCCAGGGTATTGACCACGGGCTTCGCGAATCCGGCTCCCAGCTTGTAGCCATCATGGGTATTGTGATACAGTTGCCGGGACAGCTCATAATTTACCTTGTTGCTGCTCAAGACATACGGCGCGCTCCCTTGCCCAGAAAAGCCCCCATAAAGGACCCCGCCGAATCTCCCGAACATACTCTGCCTTAGCTTTGATATCTCTCCAATAGCCTGTTTCAGCCAGCCAGGTTTCTTGGTTCTCCTAGCCATATACCTTCGCCCCCCTCAACACCTCAATACCGATGGTATTCACCCCAGCCATAGCATCCTCCAGAGCGTACCTGATAGCGTCAATGCTATGGTTATCCTTGTCGGGGAACTTATCTTTGACGTTCCCTAGCTTGTCCACCTCCAGAGTGTAGTTTATAAACTCCCTAGCAGACAGCGGACAACGCTCTGGGTCGATTATGATTTTCTCCAACCCTTGGAGAAACTTGATTCCGAACTCCACGCTCCCCGGACCCTTCTTTGCCCCCCGAATATTCATGCCAAAGCTCCGCAACTCCCCGATACTTTTCGGGTCTTCGGAATCGGCAATGGTAAGCACGTTATTGTATTTCTTCGCCTTCATCCAAAAAACATTGTTAAAAAGGTTCAATCCCGCTACCTCGGCGAATATATACAGCCTTCTGCGGGTGGAGTCGAAGTGCATCCGCTCGAAGGCCAGCGGGCTGATAGCATAGCCAAAGTCAAGACCCTGATATAGCTTATCAAACCGGGCGATTTCCTGATCAGTGATGGTTCGTAGCTCCACATTTGTGAATACTTCCAGGCCGGTCCCCGTTTCTTCCCCCAAATATTCATGCCGGTATGCAGTTTCGTTTGTCTTTTTTAGGTGCTCTGCATCGACCAGGAACCTCTCACCCAGCCATTCCGGTGGAACATCTAAATATGTGGAATGATGCACCCGCCGGCCAGGCTTCGGAATCTTCGCCTCCTGGTTCACCCAGCTGCGGCCTGACTTCGGCGGGTTGTATGAAAAAATCACTATCCGCTTTTCATCCCCACCCCGGAACAGGGATTGGAGAATGTTCCGAATCTCCCCCATGTTGGCAAATTGATCCACTTCCTCGAACCAGGCGTATTTGATGTAGCCGCGGCCCAGATTGATAGATTTCATTTTTAGCGGATTATCTGCCGCCTTAAAAACTATCTTCTGCCCGGTTGGAATGAAGATTATCTGCATCGGCGCAACTTGGAACTTGAAATAGCTGCCCAGGCCCATCCTTGCAATCGTCCACTCAAATTGGCCGTAGACGGTGTCTCTTAGCTCATTCTGGTATCTCCTGGTAACGACGGCGTTTGCTTCTGAATCTTTCAGCAGGCCAAGTAAAATCTGTATGCTAACGAAGGTTGATTTTGTTGAACCCCTGCCGCCTTTGAGCCATATCTCATCAAATTTTTCCGCTTTTATTTCTTTGTGCAGCCTGTGAAACAAAGGAGCAATAAGCCCGGATAGCCTAATCTCCGTCATTTATATCATCCACTATCTTGATGCCGATTTCTCCGCTGTGTTCTATGTTCAGATTTCTGCGGCCCCATCTGTCGGGATAGCGCCGTTCGAGGAAGTCTCTGATAGCTCGATAATCTTCTGGCATGTGCTTTTGCCATTGAGCTACCATTCTGACTTCTGCTTCATATTCTGCTCGCGTAATAGCCTCGAAAAACTCCCTATATTTACCACTTTTTGCGACC